CCCTGGTTCTCTGGATGGCGACACCGCAATTTTGTATTATCTTGTCCTTCTTTGTGTGGATAAACCCCTGATGGTTATCACCAAACACAGCCATCCTATAATGCTTCAACTTTTTATAGATAGCAGATACGTTCCCCGACTCTGGTGCACCGGGAAACGGTTCCACAGTATATACCATCTGATGGGCCATGAGTATTAAATTATTATATACATACTCTGGGAATGGTATTTCTGCTCCGTACGGAATTGAATGTAAAACGGCCTGCTGTTGTTTTAACGGTTCGTATTGAGGGCAATGTGTTACCAGTCCAGTCTGTACCAATACATTATAAGAAGATTCCTGGATACGTTTAATACTATGCCCTGGTAAATCATGTTGACCCGGTATCGCATAACAACCTCTCTTTAGTTTATTCAGCATTCTGATAATCAGAGACTCTACAACAGGCTCCTCTTTAGGCTTATGAAAAATATCTCCTGCTATACATAACGGGACATCGGCCTTATTAGCCGTGTCTATTAATACCTGTAACATGCTCTCCTGAGCACCAAGCCAACCAAACGCTTCTCTGCAAGAAGGTACCTGTGAAGTAAGATGCAGGTCCGAGCAAAAGAGTGCCAGTGCTTCTGTCATATTGTACCTCCGCATAAAGGACAGATATCTTTCATTTCCTTTTTCCAGACATCCTCCATTACATACAATTCTTTTTTAAGTGAAAGCATAGAACGTTCATTATTTTGTATGACGTCGAGTTCTGCCCTCAATTGCTTTGACTGTTTTGCTATAGCATATATACCCTCTTGTAGTGAATTTAACGAGAGAAGCGCATCTTCGGCTTCCTTCACTTGTTCTAATGTGCAGGGTACTGCTATTGCATTATATGTATCTATGATGTTTGCCAGATTTGTGCTATTTTTAACGAGATCCCGGTTTTCTAAAACAAGAGTGAGGATGGAATCAATCTCCGGAATCGGTATCAGATGTGTTTCTATGGATGCAATAGAGGACAGGATGCTCTGTAATCCTGATTTCTGTGATTGTAGAGCCTGTAAACGAGTATTCATTTTTTCCAGTATATGCAGTCTTTCGACCATCTCTGGTACATTCTTGTATTTTTTGAATCGTTCCTTTTTTGTTTCCAGTTCTTCTGTCATACTGATATGCTGACTGTTTAGTCCACGTCTTTTGCTTTCAGCAACGGATAGGGACTTGTCCATCTCTTCTAATCCTATTAACGAAAAGATGTATCTGGAAGCATCAGGTTTACTACCACTTAAAAGAAAATGCCCTTCATGCTGACGTGATATATTCAATGAAGAAATAGGTAATGCTTTAGTTATCGGTTCAGGAACATCGGTTCCAATACCTGTGTACTTATCACCATTGAGTATGTAATATGATTCTTTTTTAGAGCGTCCCCTGGTTATAACATCACCTTGATCTGTGTAGACTGTTACTTCTACCGTATCTGTGTTCTCTCTACGGAAGTCTGTTCCGGAGGGTCTGTTAAAACATACCCAATACAAGGCTCTTAATATAGAGGATTTTCCTCTATCGGATTGTCCTTGTATAACATTCCTATCTGTTAGGTCTATACATAGATCTTCATGTTTTTGAAAATTCTTCAAATGAAGTTTTTTAAGCATCTTTCAGCACATCCGGTTTACACTTTTGGAAAAACTCGTCCAGATTAACTATTATCATATTATACTTTTCAGTCTTTACTTTCACATAGGATAAACATAAGAGTTCCTTCTTGTAATATCTTTTGAAAAAGTCTGCATCAGCACATAAACAGATCTGCTTTCTGGGCTTCTGGAAGATCAACCAGAAGTGCGGTCGGTGAGAACTATCTCTGTCCCGATCAACCTGTGTTAAAAAATCTGTAAAAATTCGAGGCCCCCCTTCGATAAAATCAAACGGGCACCAGGAACTCCCGTATCCTTTTTTCATTTCAACAACGACTTTTGATATGAAAGCATTTCCTGTAGAGGAAGGTGAACACATATCCCCGTAAAACGGCTGTGCCTTAGACACGGTACCCCTGGCACCGGAACCGGGGCTACGCCAAAAAGCATCTTTGTCTCCCCACCATTCTGACATCATTTTGCATATTTTACGTTCAAATGCACCGCCTTTTGCTTTACCGCCGCCTGCTTTCATTTAATGCCTTTCTAACTTTTTTACCAGAATCTCCAAATAACTTGGACCATTCAATAGAACGCTCGCCCTCTAAGAATGAAGTGAACTCTAATTGCTCGCAGACCTGGACAAAATTCTGATAAGATAGTTCATCCTCCTGCAGTGTAACAGGTAACGTCTTTTTATGAGGTAGTTTGACTAACGGTACATTCCGTTTAACAATGTCCCAGTTATCTTTGATAAGTTTATATTGCCGAGAATCCTTTGATAATTCGCCTCTGACGTATCGCAAAGCATACACAGGACCAATACCTTGCACTCCTTTGACATTATCAGAAGCACAGCCCATAATGGCCTTAACCTTCCACCATTCAGAAGAAGGTATATTGTACTCTATCTCAAAATCTTCTTTTGTATAGATCTTTGGAGGTCTACCTTTCATAGAAGGTAACATCATACTCACATTGTCTGTCAGTAATTGATATAGATCCTGGTCTGCAGAAACTATGAGTCCGGAAGAAACCTTTTTTGATGTATAAGCAACAATGTCATCTGCTTCTACACCTTCCTGATAGAAATTATTTTTGAAGCCTAATTGTGGAATAATTTCATCTTTGAGTCTATCCACCTGCTTATAGTACTCTTTTCTATCAGCGATCTCTTCCGGACTCAAATTTTTTGTCCGCATCTCTTTATAGGAAGCGTAGGCTTCTCTTCTGTAAGAGCGTCTGGAGTCCCATGCAAATATGAAACGACGTGAATTGATATACTTTGTCAGATACAGTAACCTGGACAAAAAACCGAAGGTTACACCTGTGATATCCTTGTCGCTTGTTTCCAGATGTCCTGTTGCAAAGCGAGCCTGGGCACAGACATATCCTCCGTCTATTATCAATGCAGTGTTATTCATATCTGGGTTTTCTATCTGGAAATAGTTGATCTACAATATCTGTCCATACTTTCTTACATAGGATCTGTAACTCTTTTGAACCTTCTTCCTCAAAATGATGTATCAGGGCTTTTCTGGTATACTTTTCATTCTGCCAGATAATGCTATTTGCCGATTGAGGAAGTTCTTTTTCATCTATAAGGAAGTCTATCATAGATGAAATATCGTCTAATCCATATCCATAGTACAGAGGAAAATCTACTTCTGTTTGCAGACCTGTTAAAGAGTTTTTTGATATAGAGGCTCGAACATCCACACCTATCGTACGATTCTTACCTCTTATCATTTTCTTTATTTTTTTGATCTTTGCAAGCCACATTATATGTGAAGCATAAAATTCTAAGGCTCTGCCTCCTGCCCTGGTTTTTGGGGCAAATCCAGGACTCAGATTATCTCTCGTTTGTGATACTATTATAAGCAATGAATCTGTATTACGAAGATTTTGGGTAACTCGACGCATGTTTTCACTATTGATCTTTGCTTTACCGTCTCCGTAGGAACCTTTGCCCTCTTTATCCTTTTGAAAAGCCTCTTTGTTTTCTTGAAACTTCTTTTCTGCTGTTTCAGCATCCAGGGCGTCCATAGAATCCAGAATCCATATGAAACGTTCTTTTGCTTTTATCTTGTTGTCCAGATTGTAGTAAAAAGATTCAATAGTAGAGGATGCGGACTCTGTTACAGGACCATCAGGACCGGTAATCCTTTTCGCTAACGAAGCACCGAATAATCGTTCTATATTGAAAAACAATCTACGCTCTACATCATCATAGATTAGGATGTGATCCTTAAATTCAGGTATTTGTGCTATCTCTGCAAGGATATTCAAGCATAACAAGGATTTCCCTGCTGAAGAATCGCCTATAATGTTATTCAGGGTACCGGGCTTAAATGCACCAGTTGTTCTATTAGAACATGCGAGATTAAGCAGGGTAGACCCTGTAGGCACAAGGCTTACAGGGTCTACACCTTTTCTGGAACGAACTCTGGGCATTACAGTAATCCAATAACCAACTTGCGTAATTCGGACAGAGACATTCTCTTGAGTGCTGACTTCGATTCTTTCACCTGATCGGAGAAATTATCGTCTATTACATCTAACAGTTCCTCTTTTGACATTTCTTTCACATCTGCTTTTGTGAGGTAACCTTCGTCATCATCCTCGGAATCGGAATCGGAATCGTCATCATCCCAGTCATCGTCATCGTCATCGTCATCCTCTTCCGGTTCGGGTTCCGGTTTTTCTTCCGGTTCTTCATCATCGTCGTCATCATCATCCCAGTCATCGTCATCGTCATCGTCATCCTCTTCCGGTTCGGGTTCTGCCTTCTTTTTCTGGGTTTTCTTTACCGGTTTTTCTTCCGGTTCTTCATCATCGTCGTCATCATCATCCCAGTCATCGTCATCGTCATCGTCATCCTCTTCCGGTTCGGGTTTGGATTTGGGTTCAGGTTTCTTACTTTGTGCCTTTTGTACGGGCTTTTCTTCCTCATCCTCTTCATCAGCACCAGTAAGAAGAGCCACCAGTTCCTCATAAGACTTAATGCGGAAGCACTCATCCAAATTAACAACCTTCTCGAGGATGTCCTCTGGATAAACACGCCGTGGGCGACGGAAATCCAAACGTGTGGTAACAAAATACTTTGAACCAGAGAATGAATCTTCGCTTATCCTGAATTTAAGCGTACTACCGCCGTCCAGTTCTGCAAAGGCACAATCATCCATGTCATCCGTTTCGTCCAATTCTTGTTCCAGTTTCTGGGCGAACTTAAAACTGGACCAATCAAAGATTTTGACAGTCATTTTCTTGTCTGCAGGATCAACAAAATTAAACAAGCACATTTCACGAACCTTTAACCCGTTAATGAGTTCCTTGTTTGTTTCATAATCCTTGCGAAGCCGTTCCACTTCCTCACAAATCGGACACCGCTTACCTACTGTCTTAGGACACACAATAGGTTTACGGTCGATAAAATGGATAAAGTAAGGTCGACGGTACCACAATTCACCGGGTTCTATACCATCGGGATGATTCTTACTTGTTACTTCGTAAGGAAGTATATCCATTTCCATCGTACATTTTTCATCTGGATACCAGATATCTACATCTGCAGAAAGGTCCAGCAATCGGGTACCCTTTCTTGATTCCTTGGCGTGTTTCTTTACACGATCACGCATCGTCCTTCTCTTTGTCGCTCTGTCCTTTGGTTTTGGCATTTTTTTTTCTCCTATATTCGTTTATGCCTTCTTGTATCCCAGCACTCAATGCGAATGCACACATCTTCAAAAACAACGGTATCATAATGTAGCCTACTACCAATATGACGATCGCTATTACTATCTTATCCAGAAGCGTCATCTTTTGATCTCCTACCTGTTAGTTTTACGCGCCTGCGCTCTAAAACAGGTTTTTCTTGCGGTTGACTGTAATAACCCTGGTTCTGCAGGAAGCATAGATTTTCTAATGCTTTCCTTCGTTGTTCCAATGCTGTTACAAATCTGGATAAACGCTCTGCTTCTGTTTTAGATTTTATGTATTCCTTTTGAATATCAATATAGTCCTTTGATAAAAGGACCTGTTGATTTATTGCAGACTCTGTGACCTTATCTAATCCATACTTTTTAGGGTCAGAACGGATATTAGACAATACACGAGCCTGTGTTACATCACTCTTTAGGCGTAA